AATATTATTGTGGATGGCCGATTTTACCCCTTTAAGAACCTTATAGACTTATAGTATATATGAGACACCAAGACACCATAAACAATAGGTTTTAGAAGAGGACTCCGCTGGTGTCTTCACCCCAATTTACAGAATATGCCACAAAACCCTAGTTCCACTATAAATGAGGTCATATCGGTAAGTAGAAATCAAATTAATGTTCATCTTCTCTGAAATTTCTCGGATGTGATATCATTAAATAGAAATCAAATTCCTGTCCATCATCTCTGAAATTTCTCTGCCGTAAACGACTATCGTCTTCTTCTGGTCGAAGTTCAACTAGAGGTCGGAATTTAAACGACCCGACTGCGCGGCCTGTGTGACGACCCCTGCGGGGCCTAATTAAATAGATGAATTCTAAATTGGCTGATCCTCCTAATGCCTTTAACTATATCGAGTCGAATCGTGATGAATATCAGTTATCGCATGATTTAACCCAAATCGTGTTGCAATTTCCGTCGACCACGGCTCAAATAAGTGCTAGACTGACGAGAAGCTGTATGAAAATCGACCACTGCGTCGTAGAATACAGGCAACAAGTGCCGATCAACGCGTCGGGAACGGTTATCGTCGAAATCCACGACAAGCGGATGACGGACGATCAATCCTTACAAGCGTCCTGGACGTTCCCGATCAGATGCAACATAGATCTCCACTATTTCTCTTCTTCTTTCTTTTCGCTGAAAGACCCAATACCATGGGTGCTGTACTACAGAGTTAGCGACTCAAATGTTCATCATGGTACGCATTTCGCCAAGTTCAAGGGAAAACTGAAATTATCGACGGCGAAACATTCCGTTGATATACCGTTCCGGGCACCGACGGTAAAGATATTATCGAAACTGTTTTCCGCAAAAGACGTCGATTTCAGCCACGTCGGATACGGTAAATGGGAACGAAAGCTCGTCAGGTCAATGTCAACATGTCGGCAAGGTCTTCTTGGACCAATCGATCTAAGGCCCGGTGAATCATGGGCTAGTAGAAGTACTTTGGGCCCAGCCCAATCCATTACGGAGTCAGATGATGCAGAGGAATTGCATCCATACAGAGAGCTACATAGATTAAACACGCCCATTCTAGACCCGGGAGAGTCGGCATCAATAGTAGGAATGCAAAGGACGCAATCGAACATAACGCTGTCACTATCACAGTTAAATGATATCGTAAGATCAACCGTGCAGGAGTGTATTAAGAGTAACTGTACCCCAAATGACCCCAAATCTTTAAATTAAGATGAGTCATGTATGTTAGTGTTCAACACTGTAAATTCCAAAATATATGTTGTATGATAACGGTTATTGAATAACAATTTTATTAATCAGCCACAATAATCCAAATCAAACGATACAAATGTGGATGCCTTCGTAATAGCATCGGACATCCAACAGTAATAAATCAAAATTGCGTTCTTGTTAATGTTAGCGTAAACGCCGTTACATGATTCTCTGTCTACATCATTAAACGCAGACCAACAACTAAAGCGCCTATTAGACAATAATGCGCTTCCCTCAATATCAGTCATCAAACTGTCCTTCTCAGTGGACAAAACGCGCTTGAACACGTGTCGTATGTAATAACGCTCTTTCATTGCTGGTGCTATAGATAGATTCCCATGACTGTGAATCCTTGCGCCAAATAGTTCATCAAATGTATGTAGACGTCCAGATCCGTTAAGATGAGGTTTACGGTCAATCACAATAACCAGAGAAAACACTCCGTCAATCTTAGAATTGACACAACCCATGTTCACATCAGCATTAACACTCTCGATCTTAAGCGTACCTTTATAACGGAGTCGTTTTAATTTAATGTAATCCCTAGAACGGTTAGGTTGAAGTTTCACAATACTCGGCATTGTCAAAAAGGTTGATAGAGCCGTATTATGTGGGATCACAAACTCCGGTCCAAATTGATCTTCGTGGATACGTTGGGAAACAATCCTAGTATCATCGCTGGAATTATTAGGAATAATTGGACGGCGTTTCCAATCGGTACGCTTACCAGAATATGTACGTTTATTATAACTACGTTGTCCATAACCCCGACGATGTGTAGAATACCAAACTCTTCTGTTCTTGATTGCGTACATATTTTATTACTGAATTAAAATATTAGTCTTGTTGGAAAACGTCGACAACAACATCGTTATATAACGATCCGCAAAGAATAGGTCAATCTAATAAGCTTCATATCTAATATTTTATTGGTCCATGTCATCGTTCTGCAGAACGCACTGAGGATATGTCGGATAAATGGGACCACTATCGCACTAACAAATGCGCCAATGCATTTCAAATTAAAGTTTAAAGCTGATACTGACATAAGGCTGAAAAGGATCTCCACTATCTCCGGTCAGCCGTTGTCATTACGAAGACTCTGAAAACGAATTCTCATTGGTCGACAGTAAAGGATAGTGGACGAGGACGACAATAAACTTAAATAAAGATTTGGGCCTGGGCCTGGGCACCAACGGAAGGAGATGGGCCGGCACCAATAGGGGATATCACCAATGAGGGAGAAGCACGTGGCAGTACGGATAGAGGCACCAAACTCGGGCGGCCATCCAGT